ACCCCTTCGGGGTCTTATTATATATTATATATATCAATTATACACCTACCAATAGATTTATGTGGTACCGATACTAATTCAACGGTTCCACACTAAATGTCTACTTTAGGTATAATTATCCTATGTCAATAAAACTAGAAGAATATACATTACCAGAACATATATCCTACAGTGCTTTTAGCACATATTTGACTTGTGGATATCAATATTATTTGGGTAGGTTACTTGAGAAGCAAGAGGAGCCGTCTATTTGGTCAGTAGGCGGTTCTGCTTTTCATTTAGCAACCGAAATGTATGATAGGGAAAACCTATGAGTCAATATCTGTGGGACCAAGCATGGGCTAAAGAATCTGAAGGTATAGATTTAACTAATGCTCGTGTCGGTGGCAAAGTTACCAAGATGTCACCTAACAAAGAAGATGCCAAATTTTGGCAAACTGCTGGACCTATGTGGGTTGAAGATTATATCAACTGGCGTAAGGCTAATCCTAATTGGAATATTTGGATTACTCCTGATGGAAGACCTGCAATAGAATTGGAACTAATGCCAGTAGTTGCTGGTGTTCCGATTAAGATGGTTATCGATAGAATTTTTGATGTTGATGGTCAATTAGTAATAGTTGATTTAAAGACATCAAAAAATACTCCTGCTAGTACTCTACAACTTGGCTTTTATAAAGTGGGATTAGAAGTTACTTTTGGTCAAGAAATTTATGAGCAAACTATTTGGGGTAATTATTACATGTCTCGTGCTAGCAACATTGTAGATATGGTTGACTTGTCGGAATACACGTACGACAAAATGGAGTTCCTAGTTGAAGGTTTTGACAAGGCTAGGAAAGCAGGTATTTTCTTGCCCAACACAAACTCTTGTCAGTACATGTGCGGACTCACCGCTCATTGTCAATTCTCTACAAAGAAAGAAGGATAAATGGCAGAAGATTGGAAGTTACAAGTATCATATAAGACTCCTGGTGGGGATATGATAAACATCAGAGCAAATACTGCTGATGAATTAAGCGTACTGTTAGAGGGCATTGGCGACTATGCTACTCAAATTGCAGCAGTACAAAAGTTGGTGGTGGGAGCAAGTAATACCGCCCCTTTATCGACGCCCAGTTCCACTACAAGCATAAAGCCTCCGCAGTCCTCAACTCCACCCCAGGCATCGGCTCCATCCGCTACATCAGCACCAACGTGCCAGCATGGAGCAAGGAAGTACAAGTCGGGAATCTCAAGCAAGACGGGGAATCCTTACGCAATGTGGGTGTGTCCAATGCCTCAGGGCGCGGACCAATGCAAGCCAGTAAATTAGTAGACGAACCATTTCCGTTTTAACAATTAGGTAGGGGCTAATAATGCGTACTTTAGTAAGGTCAGTAGGTAGAGCATCTATTGGAGGGGAACCCCTACCTTCTTGTTTTAAATCATTTGAAGCGTCCAAGATTATCATACGGCGTTCAGAAGTTTCTATGTTTGCTGGTGCTCCCGGTGCAGGTAAATCAACACTTGCATTAGCACTAGCATTGAAAACCAACGTTCCGACTCTTTACATCTCCGCTGATACCAATGCTCACACTATGGCTATGCGCCTAGCGTCAATGATATCTGGTAAAAATCAAACAGAGGTAGAACAGAAACTTAATACTGATGTTGGATGGACTAGAGCAGTCCTACAAAAAGGCAGTCATATAATCTGGTCATTTGAATCATCGCCAACCCTACAAGATATCGACGAAGAAGTTCAGGCGTTTGAAGAATTGTGGGGTTGTGCACCAACACTTATAATTTTAGATAACTTAATGGATGTAGCCACAGATGGTGGTGAAGAGTTCGCTTCTATGAGAGCGATAATGAAGGAGTTAAAGTATCTTGCTAGAGCCACCAATGCTGCGATTGTTGTATTACATCACACTTCTGAAGCAATTCCTGGGAATCCTTGTCAGCCAAGAAGCGCAATCCAAGGTAAGGTCTCTCAACTTCCTGCGCTCATATGTACACTCGGTACGGTGGGCACATCGCTTGGCGTGGCATCAGTCAAGAACCGCTACGGTAGAGCAGATGCTGGCGGAACGCTTATGACTTGGTTAGCATTTAACCCAGAGTACATGTATGTAGAAGATATACCGGAGAATTCATGACAACTAGAAAAAGCCACAAGGCTAGAGGAGCAAACTTTGAAACCGACTTACGAGATTATTTTAGACGAATTGGACTTGATAGTGAGAGACTTGCAAGAACAGGTGCTAGAGATGAAGGAGATATTGTCATCCGCTCAGACTTCTTTAGTTCAGTTGGAGTCATCGAAGCCAAGGCGCCAGGTCAATCAGGTCGCATTGACCTTTCTGGTTGGACCAAAGAGGCTCAGGTTGAAGCAACAAATTATGCGAAAGCAAGAGGAATTAAAAGGGAAGCAGTTCTTCCGGCGGTCATCATCAAAGCCAGAGGAAAATCAATAGCAGATTCTTATTTAGTACTAAGGTTAGGTGATGTCTTTAGTTGATGATTTACCAGATATAGTAGTGGTACTCAGACACTATGGTGCCAACTTTACTAGAACATCTGGACAAGTTAATATCAAGTGTCCGTTCCACGACGACACGCATAGTTCGGCAAGTTTTAATACAAAAGAAAATATCTTTAACTGTTTCGCTTGTGGTATGAATGGTAACAGTTTACAGATAATAGCAAAGCAGGAAAGGATTGACATTCGTGAAGCAAAATCATTTGCAGAGGGAATTGCTGGACTCGGCTACGGCCAAGTACGCGGCAAGCATCTTTCTGGCGGAAGATTACCTCGCAAGCAGGGGAATAACAAGGGAAGCAGCACGGCTGGCGCGATTAGGCGTAGTCGCAGAGCCTGATGTTGGACATGAAGCATTTCAAGGACGACTATCAATACCGTATATTACCAAGACTGGCGTTGTCGATTTGCGTTTTCGTTCTCTTAATCCTGCTGTTGAACCCAAGTATATGGGCATGACGGGTGCAGAAACTAAAATGTACAACGTATTAGATATAGAAAGAGCAGGAGATTATATTGGAATATGTGAAGGCGAAATTGACGCACTTACTCTTTCTAGCATGGTTGGAATTCCCTGTGTTGGCGTTCCTGGAGCAAACTCTTGGAAGAGACACTATACAAGATTACTTGCAGACTTCGAAAGAATCTTTGTCTTTGCCGATGGAGACCAGCCAGGAAAAGAATTTGCTACGTCCCTATCGAGGGAACTACCAGTCACTATCGTCCAGATGGAAGACGGCGAGGACATTAACAGCACTTATGTCAGACACGGAGCAAATTACATCAAAGAAAAAATGGGATTAAATGAAATTTAAAAAGATACCAAAGTGCAAACTATGTGGTCAACAGTTCGATAACATATTTGAAGCAACTGACCATTTACTAGATGACTCTGGTGAAGAACCATTTGACCCAAAGTTAATACTACCTAATGGGTATCAACTCATGATAGGTTCTCTGTTGAGATGCTTGTATAATTATGCAGACAAACCAGAAGACATTAAAGAAATTACCCAGTCAACATACGCTACTCTTTATGCCGCTGAAACTAACCCTGGTCAAATGAAACGCTTCATAGAAGATATGATAATCCATGAGCAAATGGCTTCTTTTGATAGAGATTTAATAGATTTATTAGATGAAGAAAACAAGTATAAGGAGGACGAAGATGAAAAATAACTCTACTTTTGAATATGAAGTAGGTCAAACATTCCAAGAACTATTGGATTTAATGCTATCTAAACATAAGGATTACGGACCTAAAAACATATCCGATTCACCAGGTGGTGCTATCAATGGATTAAGGGTTCGTATGCACGACAAGTTAGCACGTATAAATAATCTGTACGATTCAATAAGAGATATGGCGCCAGAGCATGAGTCTTTTGAGGATTCCTTCAAGGACATGGCAAACTATGCAATTATTGGATTGCTTGTATTGAGAGGACAGTGGGATAAATGATAGAGTTACTGTTTGCATTTCAATTACAACTAACAAGCCTACTGGCTTTAATAGCAGCACTATTGAGATAGGAATAACATGACTATAAGTAAATCTATATGGCAAGAAGGTATGACAAAGGCTGAAAAAGAACGTGACAACTTTGAAACGTTTAATAGCGACCATAATATAGAATTTTGGCAAGAAGGTATGGCATTCAGCCTGTGGCAAATTAATAATTCATTAGAAAAATTAATCAAAATAATCAAGGAGAAAGCGTGAAAATATTTGGACCATACAAAGGAAGTAAGCAAAATGGTGGTCGTCCAATTTACGTTATTAAGCGTAAGAAAAAAGACGGAACCACCGAAACTACATCTACAAATAAGGCGAGACACGATTACAAAAAGGCAACTGGCAAAAAGTTAAGACGTAATCAAGAAGTAGACCACATAGATGATGGTGGTCGTGAAGGTAGAGATGGGATAAAAAACCTACGAGTCCTATCTAAAAAGAAAAATGTAGGCTTAGAAAACAAGAGAAGAGCCAAAAAGAAATGAAGATTATAGTCTGCGTGTCGGATTTACAGGTTCCTTATCACGATAGAAAAGCAGTCTCTGTATTGTCTCGCTTCATTAAATCTTACAAGCCTGATGAAGTCGTATCAGTCGGAGATGAAATGGATATGCAGACTATTTCTAAATGGAGTAAGGGTACAGAATTAGAACACGAAAAATCTATTGGTCAAGATAGAGATGAAACTTATCGTGTGTTAGAATCATTAAAGATTAAACATATGATTCGTAGTAATCATACAGATAGATTGTTTAATACTATCAAAATGAGAGCACCTGGACTTGCTGGATTGCCGGAATTAGAGTTAAAAAACTTCCTAAAACTGGACAATTTAGGCATAAAATACCACGAAAAACCCTATGAATTAGCCCCAAATTGGCTACTTTTACACGGAGATGAAGGTAATGTCCAACCTACTGCTGGTGCTACTGCACTTGGTTTAGCAAAACGTGCAGGCATGAGTGTTGTCTGTGGACATACACATAGAATGGGTTTGACACATTACACCCAATCATATTTTGGTGGACATCCTAAAACTATTTGGGGATTAGAAGTTGGTTGTTTAATGGACTTCAAGTTTGCTAAATATATTCGTGGTGGATTATTTACCTGGCATAAAGGATTTGGTGTGCTATACGTAGATGGAAATAAAGTTATACCTCATCTTGTTCCAGTAAATATGGACGGTTCATTTGTATTTGATGGGAAGTTGTGGAAGTAATGGACTGGGAAAAGATAAAGAAGTGGGACTATATTGTAGTAGCGGTATCCGCAGAGTACCACAAAAAATATGATATGGTAGAACTAGAAGATATAAAACAATCTTTATATCAATGGTTTGTAGAACATCCTAATAAATTAACTGAATGGGAATCTATTGGTGAGAAGGATGCTAAGAATCTAATCTATCGTTCATTACGTAATGATGCATTGGATTATTGTCAAAGATGGAAAGCCAAGTCACTAGGCTATGAGACATCTGATGTATTTTATTATGAAGCAGATATGGTTGAAGCATTATTGCCAGCAGTAATTCGTGGTGAGTATGGAGTAAACCATAAGTTAAATTTAAGTGGACCTAGTAAACCACCAGCACCGGCTGAGGGTGGTAACTTAATGGTAATGATGATAGAAATAGATAAAGCGTACCGTAAACTTAGCACAGAGGATAGGACTGTGTTATTTTACAAGTACGCTGAATCTATGGATTATGGCGCAATTGCTTCCGAGATGAGCATTGGCAGCGAAGATGCTGTACGTATGCGCCATAACCGTGCTGTCAAGAAAATCGTAACCAGAGTTGGTGGCTTCAAACCTTGGTTAGACCAAGACTTTCCAGATAAAGAAGAAAGTGTCGACGATAATCTTGAGTCCGAAATTGTAGAGGAACAAAACGAAGATTGGAATAATGATGGGGCTGATGAAGATTAACTGCTTTTTAACCAAGTAGGATACCCCTGTTCTACCTGATTTTTATGTGCTTCACCAGCCTCATCAAACTTATCATTCTTTAATCTAACGTAGTTAATCAATTGCTCAGGGGTTATGAGATGCCCTTTAGATTGATTAGGTAATTGTTTATTCTCAATAGGTCTACCATAATCCATTACTACGTTCATTAAATGTTCCCTAGTAACTATGATTACATTTCCCTCAATTATAAATGCCCAATGGGTAGCCTTACTTACTGACAGTCCTGATGGTTCCCATTGACCACTTCCTTGATAGAAACATGACTCTTCAATAAAGAGATTACCTGTCTCTACCCAACGTCTATCTGTTTTAACTTCTATTGTATCCATTAGTAATAGGTCAGCAAGTTTAGACTCACCTGCCTCGCCATCACGCAAATCTATATCCCAATCAGAATTTTTCATTACCAA